ATATAGACTTTGCCATGTAGATATGAGTACTTTCTTATCTGTTTGATTTGAATAACCACTATATAATCTGTGGCAATTCTTCTTTACATTCCAACCATACGATTCAAAATCGGTATACATCTGTTCAACTAATGAAGTTGTAGGTACGATTAATAGTATCCGATTGTTGGGTTCATCCTTGATTAGATGAGTGTAGTATCGTATTAAAGAATATATGATGAATGACTTACCTGAGGCTGTAGGACTCACTAGCAGCGCCCTATTGCGTTTTAAACTATGAAATATTGCGTCTATCTGATAATCTCTTGCCTCAAATTTTTGACCTAGACTATTAGAAAATTTAGTAACAACATCTCTATCGACCTTGTTATCTATCTCAACATCTTTACCAGCAACTATAACATAGCCTCGTTCTTCGGCAAATGCTTTGATGTATGGGAATAGTCCGAAGTAAATTTCTTTTGTTTTTTGTGAGAATAATCTTATCTTACCATCCCACATACGATTTCGGAACGCTGGCATAAACTTATACCCTGGTACATAAAAAGTAAAGAACTCAGATATCTCTCTCTGTACATCCGACTCGCAGTCTACCGTAATGTAAACTTCGTCTTTCTTTTCTATGATGATGAGATTAGAATTGTCCCGATTGGTAATCATATAAATGTGTATTCCATATTGTCATACTTATATTTATACGTTAAATAATAGTGTATATACGACTAAAGAATCCAAGTCATTAAAGAATATCTATGACCTTTAGTAACTTTTTTTACTTCATGTGGGAACATAAAGTTAGAAGGAAACACAATACCACTACCTTGTTTTTTTTGTGGTTTGTAATCGCCATCACACAATACAATTTCACCACCTTCATAATTATCATTTAAAAACATTAATGCTGTTATATGTGGATAGCCAAATTTTTGACCATGTGAGTGATGTATATTATCAATATGATTTTTCATAAATCCGCCTTCTGAATAATGATTTAATCTAAAATCTGTAAATCTTTCTGGAATAATTTTTGAGTGTATTTTACAATATTCAATTACCATATGACGAAATGATTTTTTCAAATCATTATAATACATATCGCCTTTCTTAATCCAATACTCATTCATTAAAACTTTTTTAGAAGACGCAGGAGATAATCCTGTATTTGTAGCAAAAGAAGATTTACGCCAAGGTGCATTTTTATAATAGTGATCTACAACTAATTGAGCAGTAGATTTATTTAATGCATTTGGGAAATGTTTAATATAGTTTGTAATGTCTAGCATTAAATGGCGCCACTAGTAAACTTCTTCCATTCAATAGCGTTTTTAATTAAGAAAGTTCTATTATTAATACTTCTTAATACTTGTTCAAGATACTTAACTATTTGATTTTGATAAGCAACTTTTTGATCTGCTCTCTGTAAATCTTGATCTGAATCCATGTAGATATGTACATCTGATTTCAATACTTTTATATCAAAAGGTTTTAATAGATATACAGCTGCGTCTGCCTTACCTGTATAGTATTCCCATTTATCTCTTAACATAGTCTTATGTTCGTATTCTGATTTCTTTAATAGTAATGAGAACTTATTAAAGTGTTGTAAATATTTGTTATGTAATAAAGGTATCTTAATTGACTCAGCATCTAATTCTGTGTCATCTAATTTAAAATCCCTATCTACTGATTGTTGTAATTCTTCTAATGTCATGTATATATTATATCACCTTTTTAATCAATTGTAAAGCAGTTGACTTATTTTTTTATACTATGAAGAAGAAATTTGAACTATATCATAATGCATATAGTTAAAACTTGCCGATACTGAAAGATAATCAACATCACTTGCCTTGATATCATAAGATAAACCCCCTAAAGATACAGGAAATACATTTTGAAATCTTATCTCGGTCTTTGCAATGTTCTTACTATTTAAAACTGTTAGTGTTGCGTCTGAATATAAACCACCTTCTGAAAGAGTTTGTGGTGTACTTGTTCCTGTTGCGGCCGTACTTGCTGTTGACCTAGAAAATCTATCAGAACCAGTTGCTAATACTTCTGCAAATTGTTTATGATCTTGTGGAAATCCTAGACCTGTAATCCAGTCGTGTATCTCTTTGTAGTTATTTAAATTTTCATCAACTAGAAACGATACATCTAAAGTTTGATATGTAACCTTATCGCCAACACCTGCAATATCTTTTAGAGGTGTTTCAAAACTTGTTGACCCTAAAGCAATACCAGGTATGTTTGCTGTCTGTACAGTAAACTCAACTAGTGGAAGTTTAGTCATTTTAAACCTAAACTGAATCGGACTTGCATAGTCAAATTTACTAGGTGTTCTGTCGATTACATTTGATGTTGTCATACTACTATTTATAACGGTTTTTTAGACCAAAAAAAGGGGGCCGAAGCCCCCTTTTTCATAATCGGTATCAACCAATACTACATAATGTTAGAAACTTTAACACGTCTGTAATAAACGTTTTGATCTCCAGCAGCAGGTGACGTTAAGTCAATTGCGCCGTCTCCGTCAGTAGTTGCGAAAGGATTAGCAACCATACCATATCTAGTTTTGAAACCGATTTTTGGTTGGAAACTATCTTGACCAACTGCTCTTACCATTTGTAATGGCACGTAAGGACAATAGAAAATCCCAGAGTCGTATGGTGAAGTACCTTTGTAACCTACAACGTAGAATTGTTTAGCAGAAATGTTTGCACTATATGGATCAATGTAAACTTTAAATTTACCATTTAATACACCAGCGAAAGTATTTCCTGTGTCATCAACGTTTAAGTTAGTATTAAGAGCAGGAGCGTAATCTAATACACCACTCATTTGAAGTGCCGAAGCAACATCAGCTGAACAGATAATTATATTACCTTTTCCTCTTCTTGTTAGTTGACCAATTGCATTAGCATCTCTTTCAAGTTGGAATAATAGTCCTTTGAATTTCTCAACTGACCATCTACCATTTGAATCTGTGTCTAAGTCAAATATACCAGCAGTAGTAGTATTAACTTGAGCACCAGCTTTTGCAGTAGTGTAGATTGTTCTAACAACTTCTCTGTTGATTTCCGCAAGGATTTCAGAAGATAGGATGTTAGCAAGTTCTGTTTCAGCGTCTAAACCGTGGATTGCTTTTAAGTCTTGTGCAAGTTCCATAGTGTATTCAGCTTTAAGAGCTCTTGATTTAGCAGTAACCGTAACTTTATCGATTGAGAAAGCCATTTCAGCAAACTCATCAGTACCATCGCCAAGCGTTTCTGCTTGTGCAGTAGTCATACCGTCACCAGTTGTGTAAGTACCAGCGGGTGAATCGTTAAGTTCAGCAGGGTTAGTACCAGCCTGTACAGATGTAGAACCTGTGTCAGACGCAGCATCTCTTGAAGAAAAGTCAGAATCAGCTTCATTAAATAAAGCCTCTGCACCACCTTGTGTAGCAAATCTTGACTTCATAGCGAAGATAAGACCAGTTGGTCCAGTCATCGGTTGTACTCCACATACGTCATAAGCAATAAGATTAGGCATTGCTCTTCTAACTAGTGAAATTAAAACCGGATCCCAGTTGTTTATACTTGAACCAGTTGCGTTAACCGGTGCAGCTTCTGCCATAAAACTAGCGTCTTCTCTAGTTGCTTTTTCTTGGTTTTCAAGAATGACAGTTGTTACAGCTCTCTTGTAAGCATCACCGATTTTTGGTAAATCAGGATGTTCCAATACTGGCTGCCATTTGTCTTGTAAGTTTTCAGTAAGATACATTTTTATCTCTCCTATTTATTTTAATTAAATTAAATCTTTACAGACTTAATGTTTTTAGTTATTGCAGCTGTATATGCAGCCATAGCATCGGATTTGCCACTAGAGAAATCACTAGGAGCATTAGCCGCAACTGAGTCAACTTCATCTTTAGATGTCGCTTCATCAATCTTAGATTTAGGAAAGTAAGATTCTTTAATAGTTTCTAACTTCTCTCTAAACTTGTCAGCACTATCGTACTCAACATTCTCAGCCATTTTCTCGAATTTTTCTTTTTCTGTGTCAGCTAAATCTTCTGATACTTCACCAATTGATCTTGCTTTTGCAGATTCAGAAACTGATTTAGTTAGATCAACGTTTTTAGAAATTTCGTTGTTTAACTTTTCTTCAAGTTTTTTGTTCTGAGTAGTTAAGTCATCTAGTACGTTGTATTTTTCTTCAGGAACATCAATATAATGTTCTTTGAATAAGTCTTTAAGACCAGTAATGAAGTCTTCAGCAATCTCAGTTCTTATTCCTCTTTCAACTGCTAATTCATTTTCTTTCATCCATTCTTCAACAACATAGTTTAGGTATGAGTCAACTTTTTCGACCATAGCTTCTTTTACTGTTTCAGTTTCTACTGAAAGTTTATCTTCATATCTTGCCTCAAGGATTTTAGTCTGTTCTTGGATTCTTGTCTTAACAGCAGTTTCAAAAATCATAGCCGCTTTATCTTTGAATTCCTCAGATAAATCAGCGTCACTTGAAACTAATGCTTTAACGTCAGCAGATAAGTCTATTTCTAATTCAGAGTCAGTAGTTTCAGCAATTTCTTCACCTTCAACTTCTGTTTCTTCTTCTTTCATAGAAGCACCTTTTTGGTCATTAGCTAATGAACCATCGTTAGCACTTTTCTTAGCTGGATCCGAAGTATTTTGTTTCGCCTTAGAAGCAGCGTCAGCACCCTTGTCAGTTGGTTTTACAACTGGAGCACCCATATCTACTGCGTCATTTTTAAGATGAGTAGGTTCAGCAGGAGCAGCGTTTGCTGTAACAGCATTCACTTCTTCTAAATTCTCTACGTCTTTTTTTAAGTCTGACATTCGGTCTCTCCTTGATTATTAGTAAAAATTTAAATTTAAATTTTAGTTATTATTATTTATATGTTTTATCATCTTAAACTCTACGCTTTGTATTGAATCTGCGTAGGTTATTTAAGTTTAGATAAAAAGTCGTTAAAAATAGAGGCTTTTGTTTCTGCTAAATCAGCACGTCTTGTATTCTCTATCTGTCTTTTGTATTCTTCAACAGTCTTACTTTTCAGTACACCATTGTCCCATACCCACTCTTTGCCTTCCATGATACCTTCTACGAAAGCATCTGGTGCCGATGGATCTGCAACTATATCAGCCGCAGTTGCAAGATAGAAATCTTTACCGACAGTACTGCCTTGTATTGATCCCATACCTCTTGATGACACACCTAGTTGAGCACCTTCGTCAATTAAATTCTTAACGATTTTACCGTAGGGTGTATCCATTATCTTAGCCTCACCTATGAAGTTTTTACCTTCAGATTTTAGACTAGTAATCATGTGTGAAACTCTTTCTAGGTTAACTGTGGGTCCGTCAGGATGTCCAAGTTCACCAAAAGCACGTTTCTTGTTTATAAATTGTTCGTTGTATCTAGCAACTTCTTTGGCAAGAGTCTGTACTGGATAGATACGACCATTACGGTTCTTAATATCTGCCTGCATAAAGACACCTCTTATCTTATATGACTTGCCACCATTAGAGGTTGCTTCTGTCAATACTTCGATATCTTCGATTGTTTCTGTTATTAGTTTCATGTTCTCTCCACCTTGTTTTTATTGTAAACTTTATCTACAATTCCTTGTTTAACTTCTTCTTGTTTAATTTTATACTTTTCTGCAAATGCCAATCTAAATTTATCTGCTAATTGACTTTTACTTTTAGTACCTACAATTCGTTCTAATATCTGTCTTGCGTTATCTTTTGACATATTATCTTACTTCAATTATGATAGTATAGTTATCTCCTGCAACAAATCCTTTTGTAGAGATTAATACATCACCAGCAGGACTTGTGTTATTTGTTAATGTTGCATTATTCGGTATACTATTTCCTGCTACATTGTAATCGTGAAAACCTGTTCCAGAGAAAAAACCTATTGTTGCGTCAACAGAACTTGTACCACTTCCCGCCCACAATATTTCAACACCAGATTTACCATTCGTAGTATTAATTGCCCAATATATTTTTGCAATCGTTCTATTAGCATCTTCGGTCATGAAAGTCAAAGCACTTGCATCCATTTTAGTCACAAGAGTTTCACCTGATCCATCACAGATATTTGTAAACTTCATCACGGTCTTAGTGCCGGTTGTATCTACAATCGTTTGACTTGTTACTACGTCAGCCATTAGTTATTTCTCCTAAATTCACTCACTAACAAATAACTCTCTACGTTTGAATCAGTTGTTAATAATATTTGTTTATCGTTACCAAACTTTAATTGATCGGGTCGTAAACCATACTTTCCTTTACCAGTCAAAGTCAAATCTTTTTCTTCACTAGAGGTACTTAATGTTAATGTGCCAGTACCCTCTATTAAATAATAACATTCTATTAAACTTATTAGTGATTTATTATTACCACTTGCAAGTTTCTCAGCGTCAACTAATACTTGATCAATTTCACTTCCAATACCTTTTGATTGAACAATGTATTTAGAAGTGTTATCTACAACCTTTGTATTAGCAATTGTCATAATAATTAAGCAGTAAATGCTGTGTCTTTTCTTAATTCTATAATAACACTACCAGAAGTACCAAGAGCGGTTAACTCTAAATCTCCTGAAGTTGCACCAGCATTAGTAGCGTTGTTAGTAATTTTTCCAGCAGTACCATCATAGTGTCCTGTACCAGCAAGTTGAAGTGCGATAGTATCAGCTGAAGCGCCTTTAAATTGTATCTGTACATGACCTGTATTATCATCAGCAGTACCTTGTACTAAACTCCACCAAACTCTAGTGATATCTAGTTTTGCACCGTTAGCGTGTCCTGATAAACCACTTGCGTCTAATATATTTGAGTTAGCAGTAGTGTTATCGCTCATATTTACTAGAACAGTAACCTTACCACCTGACGCACCGCCACCAGTTTCTACTACTGTATCTTTGAGTGTTCTTGTTGCAATTGCCATTTTTTATTCCTTTTAATTTAATATTTCGTTGTCAAAGTAATCTTCTATATCAGACACTTTAACGTTTCTTTTTTTAGCTACTTGTTTGATAATACCGTCAACCTTAGTAATGATTTCCCCCTTGGTATTACCTAACAAAGTAAATACATCTTTCACCGCCTGTTTCGCCGCAGGA